CCTCTCGCTGTTCAAGCAGCCACTCTTTGATCGACTTCGCCGTAACTCCGTCAGAGCCGTAGATGATCGTACCATCGTTTGACTTCGGGGTGATTTTCCCGTCATCTTCAACGCGGAACGTCTTGAGGGCGTCCGGTAGGATCATCTGAACCGCCTTGTCGATCATTGCGACATCTGGGTCAGATGCCACTAGGCGGATCGCGTTCTCAACCATCATAGCGTTCGCGCGCTGTTCTGCGCGTGTGGCCTTGTCGCGGTGTGCGTCACGGTCCTTCGCCATTTCGGCAAGCTGCGTCTTGAAGCCGTTTGTGACTTCTGTCACACGTGCTGCCGCTGCTTCTTCGAGTGAAGTATCTTCGACGAGCTTGCCGTCTTCGACCTTCTTGCTGACAGTGCGGAGCTTTTCGAGAGTCTTGGCGAAATCAGACAACTTGCCTGTTTCCAAGTCGGGCATTGGGACACCCGTAACGTTCTCGTATTGCGCAAGCGCTGCTGTCAGGTTGTCGCGTTCTTTCGACAACTGAATGTTATTGTCACGGAATTCTTTGATCTTTTCCGCGCCGGTTACGTTGACGACATACTTGCCGCCTTCCGCTTCTTTGGCTGAGTCACGCAGGTCTTCGGGGACCTCCGAAAGACTGTCGTAGCTGATAGTTGCCATATGTATATTCCAACACACCGTGCTGGTCCCTTGTTGAGTTAACTGCGACGCCGTCGCAGGCGAGAGCGGGGAGCCCTCTACAGTGTGCTTTTTCATCTACAAAGTGTCACAAGGACTGCAAAGAAAAAACCTGATGTTGGAAGTAATAACCTATTGTGGCATAAATGTCAATACCAAGTTATAAAACGGGTCACATACGAGAAATTATTTTATAGTGTCTCTGGGTCATCAAATAAAGCTTCTGCATCATCGTCCGGACCGTACTTCATTTCTTTTATGGCTTGCGCCGTTTCAGGCCCTACAAGAATTCTCAACTCATCGAATGTCAACACACCTTGCTGGAATTCTTCAACAGCGTCCAGTGCATCTGAATCTAACTCGTCGTAATCAGCGAAGTCAGGGTTTATACCGTCAATTCGTTTCATGTTAGCACGTCGTAGGCCCAAGGCCAACAGGACAGGCGGCGTGGTTGCAAACATAGCCCATAGCTCCCGTCAACGGTATACCGCATTTCGTGCATTGTTTTAACTCAAAGTTAGGAAGGGTCGGCGGCGTGGTGTGAACATGGCCACTGATCTTCTCAAGATGAAATATGATCCGATCCAGCTTTTCGAGAATTTCATCCATTGCTGGAATCCTCTTCTTCATCCTCTTCTTCTTCGGCTGCTTGCTGCGCCGCTGCCATGGTGCGTGCGTCGCGTGCCTGCTGCGGCACACCGGGATTAGCTGGATCGTTAGGATTTCCCTCGACTGCGCGCATCTGTTCCTGCATGACCTTATATTCGTGAAACGTCTTCGCGTCTGGGAACATTTTCATCTTCGCCAAAACATCAACCATATTGGGGAACTGCTTACTGTCAGAAAGAAGCTTCTTGTATTCGTCCTCTTCCATCCATTCAGGGATGACTTCGGACTTGCGTAGATAATCATAAACAACTTCGAGAGGAATAACGCCGTCTGCATACATCTGGTGAATGGCGCGGAATTCGCGCGCGCCCGCGTCACGGATGAGGAAGTCGCGGTTTATTTCGTACTGAACGGACTTCACAGTATTCTCGGAAGCGTTGCTCCAATCAGCCCACCATTGCAAAGTCTGGGTCATACCCTCGTCAACAGTGTCTGCGATGTTCAATAGCATTGTTTGCTCGTTGCGCTCTTGCATAAGCAGGCTGTTGTCGCTTTCAGCGGCCCCGCGTGAAGAGCCCGGCATCATACGTCCACCAATGGATGCGATCTGCCCCTCTTTAGAGCGCAGGACATTCTCAAGGTGTTGTAGGCCGCGCCCGTTGAATTCAAGAAGGCTGGCAGTTTCATTCTGTCCGAGAACCCAAACAATGTCGGGTCCCACTTGATATTCGCCAGGATCGGTGCCGTCTTCTTGCTGCACGGTGAAAACCGGCGATCCTGTATAAAACAGCGCCTGTTCCAATTGTGCATAAGACATATAGTGCGAGAAGTTCAACGTCACGATGTCTAGGATGGGCGGTCGCTGCACGTCTGGTCCGTTGGTGAACGGGCCTAGAACAATGAACGGGCTATACTTGATGGGCGCGCCGCGCACCGTCGGTACGATCACCTGATCGGCAGGTTGTTCGATATCCGGTATCTGCCCTGCGGCGTTATCACTATCAGAGTACAGGTACTGCACATACATGTACTGATCTTCGTCTTCGTCGTATTCCAGAACCAGAACACGGAATCGAGCACGGTACTCGTAAGGAGACCAGTGCGAATCGCGATCATAATAGATTTCGCGCAGAGTGACCTTGGACAAAGTCCAGCGCCCGTCAATCTCTGCCATTTGCCAGTCAAGAATATTCTCGGCAGTGTAGCACGCAATGTACGGTTCGCCTTTACCATCGGGGTTGGCGTCAACAAGCATGCCAAAACGCCCGACCGCCAAGACTTCCTTTACGGCTGTCTTAGTGAGCAGGTGAAGGGACATTCCCTCTTTGGTGATCTTCTTTGAAGTTTCTTTGAGCTTGCGGTTAAAACCGGCAATCTTTGGCGTGCGGCGGAACACTGTCCCGTACAACGCGTTCAGTGTGCGCGAGGTCATGTTGTAAAATACGGCGCGCTTCAAGTAAGAACGGTATTGGTTCTCATCGTGAGTTGATTGCTTGGGCAGATACTTCTGCCCCTTGCGCTTAACTTCAATTTCACCAATTTCCGCGTCGCGGATCATTTCCCAATGCGGGGACCAATACGTATAGTCGGGGTGCAATACCGGCGAGGCGCGGTAAGGTACCGCGATCTGGCCGCGTGTTACTGGATTTGGAACTTGACTGCTCATACTGCCACAATGTATTGATAAAAGGTCACATGTCAAGCAAAACGAATCAAACGGTCTAACATCTGAAAAGTTTTGGACACGACGATATTGGTCTGGGTACCGAGGATCGAACTCGGTCTCCCCGCTTCCAAGGCGGAGGCCGTCACCAGAACACACCCAGATGACTATGGTGCCAGTACACTGACACATTGTTGGTGCCGGTTAGAGGAATCGAACCCCTTCCTCCTGCTTACAAGGCAGGGCTCCGCCATCTGAGCTAAACCGACTTATTTATTGCACCTTACCATGCGGTTAAAAAGGATGCAACAGGCTTTGGTGCTGGCGGGCGGAATCGAACCGCCGTCTGCGCTTTACGAGAGCGCTGCTAGGCCGCTCAGCTACGCCAGCTTGATGGTGCTCTCGGAAGGAATCGAACCTTCGTGCGTCGGTTTAGAAGACCTTGCTTGGTATACCACCAGCGAGAGCGTTAATGTAGGACCGTATCTGCTACGATCTTATTGATGTCGCGGCGCATGATCCCGATATCAGACAACTCGCGGTCTGATAGAGAGTTAAGTTCGTCGCGTGTTTGGCGGCGTTTTGCCAAAAGCTCTAAGTATTTGAACATTGTATTTCCAACTTTCTCGTATTTCACATACGCGAAAGTTAGCACAATGCTGCGGTGCAGAGAACCCACACGGTTACATTGCCGCTATGCGGCGTGTTCATACCGATCAGTTGCTATAAAGCGGCACAAAACTTGCGCGGTAGGGTCTTTCTGGCGGCGGAGTGTTTGCCAAAGCGATTTCTTCGCGCGCAATTTGACGAAACTGTTCTGCTGTTAAATTTTCCATGTTCATTCCTCTTTGTGTGGCGGAGAGCAGAGGAATCGGACCCCACACTTTGCAGTGCGTACGCCTTTCCAAGACGCCTTGGGCAACCAACCCAAATTACTCTCCATTGTCGGAGGGCCCCGTCAGGGGCCCTCGAATGCTGTTTCTACGCTTGGCAGATCAGCCTGCTTTGCGTGTGAAGCTGCGCGGCGCGCGTTCAAACTCCCCACGAACACCGTGGTCGGCTACGAATGACGCCGCGAAAGCGTCTGGCTTCGTCCGTACAGGGCGACCGGTGACACCAGTCAAATACCCGACAGCAGATGCGCGGGCGCAGTTTGAACCGTGCTTGGGATCATCATTGATGTCCAAGTGGACCTCAACATCAAACTCCAACAAAGCCTCTTCAAGTTGCTCATAAGCCTCCGCCGTCTTGTAGGCTTCGTTCATCATGCGCATCATCGGTCGGCTCTTCTTCTGGTCGTAGTCCTGCATACGCTCTGTGTGTGTGAAGACCTTAGCCCCGCGACCTATGCCATTCTCGTCGATGTTGTGGATGACGACGGCGGTTGTGTAGGATGCGTTCCAGATTCCCTGCTTATCGCGATAGCGATTCGAGTCGCAGCCGATGTAAACACGGGAGTTCGGGGACGTCTCTTCAAGAACACGGAGAACTTGTTCTAACTTCTTATCTGGCAGCATGTCGATCCTCCTTTCTGTGAGGCTTTTCCTACGGATGTAGGGGGTAATTAGACAGGAACCATGGGCTTCCATCTGCCGAAAGCACGTAGCCACAAGTGATAAGTGGCAAGAGGTGCGTGACTTTCCCGTCCGACACAGGGTAGGTGTCATCAAGAACTGTGTTAGCCATGTAGCCAAACTTGATCGCAGTATCAACCGCCTGACACAGAGATTCCTCATCTGGTACGGCAAGTGTGATGACTGTGCCAAAACCTTGCGAGGTCTGTTCCGTCCAATTCTGATAATTGGTCAACCAATACGGTCTGCCTAATTCCTGTTCATCAGTAAAGCGGGCAGAAACCACATTGAACTGCTTTGCCGCTGCCGATGCTGCGTGGTGCGTCTGTGCTCCAAGCTTTCCTGTGTTCAAGGACGCCAGATCGGTCCTAACAAGGACGTACATTCTTTCAGCCATCAAATTCCTCCTTCAACTTCTCATATTGCTTTCGTCTCGCACGTTTAGCAGCTTCGCGAGAGATTTGCAATGCTTCTTGAAGGTCGGCTTGGAAGCAAATGTCGTTGGGGCAGTAAACATCGCCAGGCACTCCGGAGACCATTTGGCCCCCGCAGCGCGTGCATATGACGGGGCTATCGTTCAAGGGCTTCTCGCAATTCTGCCTCATCCACACCATAAGAGAATGCGATATCTGCGAGAGTGGCGTCGTCTAGGGCTTCGCGGTCTTGGTAGGCGCGTGCCTCAAGAACGGCGTCTTCAAAAGTATCGGCAAGTACAGCTAGGGACATAAGATCATTCCTGTTGTTGGCGGATGGCAGAGGGCACGATCCCCAGAGCTAAGCTCCGTACTGATTAGCAATCAGCCCCACACACCTGTGTGGTTTACCATCCAATGAGTTACCAGTAATATACGTGTGGCTTTTTTGCCACAGGCCATGTGATGTTGTCCGAATCCTCCCCTTTCAAAACCTTCTGTTCAAAGCGTTTTTCAGCGCGGCGTTTTGGGCGGTGGTGAAACATGATGTGATGTGCCGACGGGGTCATCTGCCACCACTTCCAAGCCTCGTTAGTCTTTTCGAAGCGGCGGCGTAGATCGCCGGTCGAACCTGCACCCATATTGATGCGCGCTTTTTTGCGTTTGTGATGTGCCATTATAGTCTCCTGTGTTGGGCTATAACATGACAAATCTCCTTTCTGTTAATGGTGCTCCCACAGAGAATCGAACTCTGATATCTGCCTTACCACGGCAGTGCTCTACCATTGAGCTACAGGAGCGGTTGCATAGTCTTTGCTCCGCGACGTCTTTCGTCAACGAGGGCGAGCGTGTGGCGCTTGTCCTCATCGGGCATCTTCAACCAATTCTGGATTTCATTCAAGGTGCGGCCACATCCCTCACAGAGCAAGCTCTGGGGATCAATGCGACATATCTTAACACAGGGCGACAGCACCATAAAGGCCTCGTGTATGGCATGGGAGTGAGGAATCGAACCCCGTGGCAGATGGTTTGGAATCACCCTCCGGTCCAACCGGAATTAGCCTACACCCATACAGTTTGGAGCTTCTGACAGGACTCGAACCTGCACCTAGACACCTTCGGAGGGTGTCGCTCTGTCCAGTTGAGCTACAGAAGCATATGTATATGATTACCACGAATATCGTGGAAGTCAAGATAATTGGTGTACCGGGTGGGAGTCGAACCCACGACGCGAGGATTAAAAGCCCCCCGCTCTGGCCACTGAGCTACCGGTGCATTGTTGGTTGCGGGGGAAGGAATCGAACCTCCCAAAAATCAGATTCAAAGTCTGATGCATCGCCATTCTGCTACGCCCCGCAATAATCTTGGATGCCCGACTAGGGATCGAACCTAGCTTTTCTGGCTCAGAACCAGCTTTCCTACCAATAGAAGATCGGGCATCATACTCCGAAGAGGCCAAGAAACGCTGCAATGAGCGCGCCTTGCAATTTGTAGAATAACAAAATAAACATCGCTGTAAACAGAAAAGCGACAACAAGATCACGAATAACGGCAAAGCTGAGCTTTATCGGTTCCGCCGCATTCCAGAAACGTGTGAAAAGACGACCATAGAATTTGTCTATCACAAACGTTGTAAGACGTCCGACGCCCCCGCGTCGAAGATCGTAGAAAAACTTTTCATCGACATCATCCTGATCAAAGAAATGGGTCTTCGTCAGTGTGAAGTGATTCTCGTAAAGCCAGTCATGCATAAGGGCGGGCTCAAGCCACCCTTCGGTGATCCAGCGAATAATCGGTACGCCGCTTGGGCCGTCCCACTCATACCCCGACGGGATGGTGTATGTCACGTCCATGAAGCTGAAATCGTAATCACGCAACAGGCGATAAGTGCGCTTAAACGGGTTCCAGCTATTGCCGCGCGTTAGCGCGTAGTCAACGTCTTTACGGAACATTTTCTTCTCCGAATATGGCGGATAGCCGAGGTTACGATCCCCACAGTATCACACTGCGCACGGTTTTCAAAACCGGCTCGGTCACCAGACCGAATGACTATCCATAACTGGTGCGGGAGGTGGGAATCGAACCCACATGCCGAAGCCACAAGGTTTAAGCTTGCTGCGTATGCCGTTCCGCCACGCCCGCATATTTTTGGTGCTTCGGGTAGGATTCGAACCCACGGTGAACGCGTTATGAGCGCGGAGCCTTAGACCACTTGGCGACCGAAGCATGTTGGCGGATGGCGGAGGACTTGAACCCCACACGCTACGGTGCCTACCGGTTTCGAACCGGTTCCCGCGCGCCTGTCGGGTTCACCATCCATATTAGTCATTGTGTCGGATTCTCATAAAGTCCGAGCCTCCCGCCGCCCTAAGCCTACGGGGTGTGCTTTGCCCATTCCGGACATGATGTCTACACCACACAAAGATTGGTGCGCAAGGTGGGATTTGAACCCACACGCCATTCCTGACAACAGAGTTTGAACCTGCCGCGTCTGCCATTTCGCCACTCACGCATATTCTGGTGCGGACGGAGAGACTCGAACTCTCACGCCATTCCTGACAACAGGTTCTAAGCCTGCCGCGTCTGCCATTCCGCCACGTCCGCATATTTGGTCAGGAGCGACGGCAATGAACCGACTCGACTAGGTCGCGTACCCAAGTCTTCAACCCTCTCGGTTACTCCTGATAGTCTGGTGTGCTTGGCGGGACTCGAACCCGCAATCCTTAAAAGGCTACCGTCTCAGGGTAGTGTGTATGCCAATTCCACCACAAGCACATAATGAATAGCCTAATCCTCGCACACAGTAAACGGTGTACAAGCGTCTGCCCCTGCCAATGCGCATCCTATCGACCTATGGGACGCCCGCGTGTTTAGTAAAAACACCTAAGCGGTTTCGACTAACTGGACGTGAGCCACGGTAACGCTCCGTATACGATTAACATCTTTCGAAGGCATTATGTACAATATCTCCCTCTACTCGAACACCAATCTTCCACCCCGTCTAGGGTGTGCTGCCTTTCAGCTTAACCCACGATACTGGTAGTCCCAAAGAGAATCGAACTCTTATATCACGATTATCGGTCGCGCGCTCTACCGTTGAGCTATGGGACTGAAACTGGAGCGGGTGAAGGGTAACGATCCCTCTTATCTTGATTGGCAACCAAGTGCATTACCTTTATGCTACACCCGCGTGGTGCAAGGCTAACCGTGACCCTGCGCGCGCATGTTACGGTGCGAACCGGACTTCTGTCGGGGGCCACTCTCGAAACCGCGACTTTGAAGCACCTTGCTCCTAGTTACCGGCTTCTCCGTCTCTCAGGGAGGGTGCAACCTCCCTCTCCCCATGACGCTAAATGCACATGCGCCTTTGGGAGTAGCTTGGAGCGGGCAACGAGATTCGAACTCGTACCGTCAGATTGGAAATCTGTCATGCTGCCATTGAACACCATACCCGCAATTTCATTCAGCAAACCACGCTTGCACGTGCGCTGCTGTTACGTCTTTGTTATGGTACTTGCGCACCAACTTCTCGACACGGCCTTGAATTCGCCCCATCTGGTAAGCCCCGTCATGTGTCGAGCGTTCGACCGACTTGTAGGGCGTACCTTTGATATAAGCACGCGCTTATATCATGCCATAAAGATACACTCAAAAAAGGGCATGTCAAGCACAAAGTAATGTTTGGACCTCCGAGGGAGAATCGAACTCGCCGTAATCCGGTTTCGTAGACCAGACACTGGAAAAACCACCAGCCGAAGGATATTGGCCGCAGAGGCAGGAGTTGAACCTGCGTTGTACCGTCGTTGCCGTTGGAGGCCTCCCACACGACTAACTCTGCGATATTGGTGCGCTTGGAAGGACTTGAACCCTCAACCTCCTGATTCGTAGTCAGGTGCTCTATCCAGTTGAGCTACAAACGCGTTATCTATTGTATCCCACGATTCGGTCTGGACTGTCAAGGTCGATCAACTCGACATCAATAACTTCCGTCCCGCCGTCCGTGGCTATTTTCATCATATTGGCGGTTCCTACGCCGCCAGAGAACGCAACAACAAAATCTGGCTTAGCAAATGCATACATCGCTCTGTTTCGCATTGTGCCAGCTTTGTCGTCGCCGTGGAATTTCCACAACGCCTCAAAGGCCACAGGCTGCACGCCGTTCAGTTTTGCCCAACGGTGAGCCATCTGATCCGCGCCATTCGCGTCCCCGTGCACGAGGTAAGTGAATTTACGCTCTTTGTGCAGGCGGTCGAGTACCGCCCACATTTCACGCTGATTGCGATATTCTCGCCCACCAGTGATAAGTACGATCATGGTGACCCCCTAATCTGCGATGCGGACGACCTCCGCGTTTTTCCACTCTTCCAAGCGATCTTTATTGTATTTCAAAGAAGACCGCATTAGCTCATTCAAATCTTTACGCGCCTCCAAACCGGCGATCTGTGATTCAAGATTCTTTACTTGTCTGCGGATGAACTTATCCGCGTTGGTGTAATTTCTGTACAACGCGAATTCGACAGGGTCTTCGCGGAAGGCAGAGCCGCTGGTGCGTGTACTGTAAACCACGATCCCCGCACATGATAACAAAAATGTTCAACGTTTTTGCGTTCAGCATCGGGCTTCTTTCATATTGGCGATCCATAGGGGAATTGAACCCCTTCCTCCGGCCTGACAAACCAGCGCTGCTGCCACTACACCAATGGACCTTGGTTAAACGTCTTCTGGGATATCTCCCAAATCGCCTACGCCGAAATGGCGGTAAAAATCTTTTAAGTCTTCTTCTGCGTGACACCACGAGTACCACGTAATTCTCTGTTGCGGCCCGTATTGTTCTGTTAAAGCCTTCTCCGCGCTCAAGCGAAGGATCGGGTCATTACCCAATCGCATGGCTTGTATAACACATGCTGTTTGTGTTTGAAAGGTGAATTCACTATTTTCTACGAAAATACATTCATAAGGAGGGCTCGGCATCTGCGGTCCCGCCGAAGTCATAACACAAAATGCTAGAACCGCTACAAAACCCATATCCTGATTCCTTATATTTTTGGTGTGCCGGGTGGGGTTCGAACCCACGTATGACAGGGATTAAGAGCCCCCCGCTAAACCAACTCAGCTACCGGCGCATTAAACGTAGAAAGGGCGAGATTCAGCACTGCTTCCTCCCGCCCCCTGTTTGGCCATCAACGTGCGCTGCGCATCGCACTCGGCTTCACATGGGACGCGGGAATCCGCGAATTCTGTCAAACTGTTTTTCGATCATAATCAAAAACATTGTCACGCCTTTTCAACTGGAACGAGCCAAAACCCGTTCTTGGTTACAGATGGCCCTAAAATCTCCCAACCAAGCTTTCTAAGTTTTGCTCGGTTGTTCGTCAACAGGACGCGTATACTGCCAATAGGGCTGGCAGGCATCGGGGCTTTGTAGTTGAGGTACGCGGCGCGCGCCAACTCATCCATCCCCAAACCTCTACGTTGGCGGCGAGCCTCAATGAGGGCTGCAAGCATGCCAACAAATTTCCCGTTCCAATGTCCTAGAAGCCATTCTGGGCTGGTCCGAAATGTGGTTGGTTGGCCGCAAGTCGGGCAGTATGGGTGTTCTTCTTCCATCGGTCCTCGAATAAAATGCGGTTTTAGGCAGGCCCCGCAAACTGCGCCGAAACGAAGAGAGGTAATCACGCCAAACGGAGGCAAATCGCGATCTTCTCTTCCAATTCCCCATACTTAGGCTTTTCAGGGGATGGTGTCAAGCCTGTTAAGGCTAAATCTTGGCTCTCCATCTAGGACTCGAACCTAGAACAACACGGTTAACAGCCGTGCCCCCCTGCCAGTAGGGGCCATGGAGAATAAAACTTGGTGGAGCGCAGGGGAATCGAACCCCTAATTTCTGCTTGCAAAACAGATGTGTTCCCGTTAGCACTAGCGCCCCATACGCAGAAATTTTACTTAGCCTCTGCGCAGACTCTCCCCTAGCGACCTTCCACGACGCATTACATATGCTACGCCGCTTCATCAGCCGATGGAACTGGTGGACCGTATCGGGTTCGAACCGATGACCTGATGCTTGCAAAGCAACTGCTCTCCCAACTGAGCTAACAGCCCGAAACTGTCCGGTTTTACAAGGCGCAGACCGGAAACTGCCCTAACGATCCGTCAACAGAACCGTGTCTGCTCGCAATCGAAACTTGTTGGTGCGCGATAGAGGGGTTGAACCTCTGGCCTCTGTCGAGTCAGGACAGCGCTCTACCACTGAGCTAATCGCGCATATCTGGTACCCGCTACTGGAATCGAACCAGTTCTGACAGGACGTGTAAGGACCTCGCTCTACCAGTGAGCTAAGCGGGTAAATGACAAGCTTAATACTCTCGCATTATTTTGCGTTTGTCAAGCCTTTATTGGTTTCAGTATTTCAAAGTGACGCCTTGCGCAAAAAACTCTGGTCTCGGAAGATGCAGGCGGGCGTCTTTGTGAAACAGATACCAAGCGGCATTATCTTTTCCACTGACCCCGTTCTCTTCCCAAGACACGCGCCCAACTGAGACAATCTGCATCAGATACTTTTGAATGATCGGCGCAGCCTGTTTTGTGTGTATCCAGTCAGCGTCGAACAACAACCAAGTTGGGGCCAGTTCGGCAAAGTGTTCAATCATTCTGTGAAGAATGTATCCAGACTTTTTGTCTCGGCTCCACGGCGGGTTTGTAATAATGTACTCCGCACCGTTGAGGTCGGCTTCCGTTAACGTCAGCGCGTCTTTTATGTCAACAGGAAACACCAAAGGATCGTCTTCTGGATGTTCAATATCGTAAGCGCCGACACAAACAGCGTCGCCGCAATACAAGCTCATGAAGTGCTGAACCAGTCTACCGTCGCCAGCGCAAGGCTCAACGAAGGTAAAATACTCTGGCAAGAACGGCAGGAGCGGCTCCACAGCCTTCATCGGTGTGGGATAATAGTCGCGTGCGCGCTTTTCGTATGATGATCTTTTTCCCATGTACCTTGTATAGCCGCATGGGATCAGATCGTCAAGAGTTAAAGACGATATAGGCGTTTTCGATATCGCCATCTCCGTTCGTTTCTACGACCTTGCGGACAGAAAAGACTCCCATCTTGGAATCATCGTAGTACGATTTGAAAAAGACCGGCAGACTGTCGTCTGCGTCGATGTTTGTCAACGCTTCGCGGAGTGATCCGAGAGGCATTCCTTCATTGACGCAGACGACAGTCTGCCGGTCTTTTTCAAATC